CGGGTGGGTGGAAGCTCCACCCGCCCCGCCTTGATGCCGGCTTTGGCACACATCCGGGCCACGGCGTCCGGCGCCGCCGCCCGGTCCAGCTGCAAAATGATCTGGCTGCGGGTCAGATACCAGCCCGGGTCGTTGGCCCGGACGCTACCGTCCTGCCCGACCTCCAGAATCACCCCGGAGAACACCTCCGCGCCGCCGTTGACGATGCGCAGCTTGTCCCCCGGTGCGATGTTGTACCAGTGGGCGTACTTGTCGTTCAGGTTGTTCCGCAGTGCCGTGAAGCTTACCTCCACGCTCAGCGCGTCCAGCTCGTCCCGCAGCTCCACGGAGGCGGTGGCCGCCGTGATGTCCCGGCACGTGCTGCCCTGATACAAAATGACGCGGTGATCGTCTACGCTCCGCCCCATCACTTCACCCCCGAAATAAAGCGGTACTCCCGCAGCTCCAGCGTGTAGGCGATGTCGCCGTTGCGCTGTACCTGCCAGGAGAAGGAATCCACCGTGCAGGCGGAATTGAGCCGGCAAATGCCGTCCCCGTCCAGCAAAATCACCCGGAAGGGCAGTTTGCGGGGCCGGTTGCGCTCGAAGAAGCTGACATACTGCCAGCCATCCTCCAGCGCCTCCGGCGGCATGAAGCTGTGCCGCCGGCCGACAGGGAAGAAGCCGGAAATGCTCATGGACCACAGCCCCATGGTGCCGATGGTGTTGTAGTCCCGGCTCAGCCCCTGAAAAGTGCCGTTGTTCTGCTCATACTGGGGGCCGATGCCCGCCGGTACCGCCGGGAACACGATATACTCCTCATTGTTGTTGATGCTCATGATAAGCTTGTACATAGGTCACCTCACGTATTGCGCAGCGCCCGCAGCAGCCGCTGGGCCACCACGTTGCCCATGTAGTCCGCATAGGCCTCGTCGCCGATCATGTTGCCCTGCACGGTCACGTAGACATTGACCGTCTGACCGCCAGCCAGCCGCTGGGAAACGTCGTGAGGGATGATCTGGGTACCGCCGGGCAGGTTGACGATCTCGCCGCCCCGCTCGTTGATGCGGGTCCAGCCGCCGGGGAAGTAGCTGGTGCCGGTGGCGTGGCCGCCGAAGCCCCAGTTGATGCCGGAGAACTGCTTGTCGATCCAGCCGGAGATCCCGCTCTTGGCCTTGGTATACAGCGACCCCAGAATGGGGACCTTGCTGATCTTATCGTCCAGCCAGCTGAGCTTGTCGCCGAACCAGCCAAAAAAGCTGCTGATAGCCGACTTGGCCGCGTTGAACGTGCCCACAATGCTCTCCTTGGTGGCGGCGAAGCCCTCAGTAAACTGCGCCCAGAGGCCCTGGAAATAGGCCTTGACCTTGTCCCAGTTAGCGATCAGCATGGCGCCGGCGGCAATCGCCGCCCCAATAAGCAAAACAACAGGATGGGCTGCCACCAGTGCGGTAACCGTAGTCCCAAACAGCTTGACGATCTTGATTAAATATGCAACGCTGCTTGTAAATTCCGCCACCTTGACCATGGCGAACGCGCTCCCAAGCCCCACGATCCACCGCTTGATGGTGTCCCCGTGCTCGGTGACCCAGGAGAATGCCTTCCCGGCGTACTCCACCGCCTTACCCAAGCCATCCGTGAATTTTTGGGCGATCCGGTCGATGGTGCCGTCCTGCTGCCACTGCTGGAGCCGGTCCGCCAGCAGCTGGACCTTGCCCTTGAGCAGATCCAGTGCGCTGCCGGCCTTGATGCTGCCGTCGGTGCTGATGCCGACAATGGTGGCCAGAGCGCTCTTGGTGACGCCCGTCACCGTGGACCACAGGCCCTTCATGGTGGTGGCCTGCTTCTCCATGCCCCCGGCAAACCGGTCCTCCATCAGCGCCACCAGAGCCTCGTTGAATTTCTCCTGATTGACGATCTGGCCGGAGTTGTTGGCGATCTGCACCCCGGCAAACATCTTCTCGCCCTGCTCCAAAATTTTGGCCTTGGTGATGCCGAACTCCTTCAGCCGCTCCAGCTCGCCGGCCTGGGCGTCGATCAGGGCCTCCACCGCCTGGTCAAAGCTCTTGTTGGTGGCAGCCGCCATGTCACCGGCACGGGTCAGCCAGGTGTCGGCGCTCATGCCCATGGCCTCAAACTTGGCGGCGCCCTCCACCAGCTCGCCGCCCTCAAAGGGCGTCCGGTTGGCAAGGTTGATGGCATTCTGCATGATCTGGCTGGCCTTCTGCGTGTCCTTGGTGGCGGTCTCCAGCTGGAGCCGGTAGCCCTCCAGGTCCATGGCCTCGCTCAAGCCTGTCTTTGCCGCAAGTCCGGCCACGGCTGTGGCCGTCACAGCTCCCCACTTGACCGTCTTTTTGACCACCACGCCGATGGCGCTTTCTGCCTTCTTCCCGAAGTTCACCACGCTCCGGGTGGCGCTGACCATCTCCTTGGAGACGCCCTTTGTATTCTTGGCAGCCTTTACCAGCCCGCCGCTCATGTTGTCCTTCAGGTTCAGAATGGTCTGGATCACCTTAGCCACGTTTTTCACCTCCTGTCAGGCTCTGGGCGATGGCTGCCGCCGTCAGCGCCACCTGCTCGTCAAAGTACAATGCCCGCGCCCCCATCAGAAACCCGATCTCCGTGGGGCTTGCCGCCGCCAGAGCGTCCAGAGGGACGCCCCTGGCGGCGTAAAACGCGAATAGGCTCAAAATGGGGTCGCGGGCGATCAGTTTTTTACCGTCTCAGCGGCGTTTTCGGCGTTTTCGGCGTTTTCCTCGCTCCCGGCGTTGTCGCCGGGAAGCAGACCCAGAAATTGCAGCGCCTGCCCGCCCAGCTTGTCCTGCTCCATCAGGGAAAACAGGGCGTCCACGGTGCGCATGGGGTCCTCCGCCGTGCCGATCTCCCTCTGGAGATCCCGGTCCTGCAGCTGGGGGCACACGGCGTACAGGGCATGGTTGCCGCACTGGAGGGCAGCTGCGGCGTCCTGTGCCGCTGCCAGCTCGCCGTAAAGCTCCAAAACCGCCTTCTTGGGCGGCATTTTGGCTTCCAGCGTCCGGTCGCTGTCCGGGATGCGCAGCTCTCCGATCTTCAGCTTGTCGGCCTCCCGCTGCTCCCGGCGGGCCACCAGTTCCTCAAATAAGATGCGCTTGCTCATTCCACTGCCTCCAGATTGGTCCATGTCTCCGCCTTAAAGGGCAGCTCCCGCTCCACGGCCTTCTTCGCCTCGATGTTGGCCAGAGCCACCTCCGTAAACACCACGCCGCCGATGCTCCACCGCTCGGACTGCTTGGTCACGGGATTGCGCAGGGAGGTCATCAGCACGATGTCCGGCATGATGCCGGTGCGGTACCCCTCCAAAATGGCCAGCTCCAACTGGCTGTCGCACTTCATGTCGGTGATCGTCCCCTCAATGCTGTAGCCGTTGTAGATGGGGTAGGTGCCGTACTCCCCGCAGAAATTCTGATCCTCAAAATCGCCGGTCACCTTGACCTCGATCTTGGTGGCCAGCGCGTCCCGCTGACCGTTGATATATGCCTCGGAGCAGCTCCCGTGGAGCTGCTTGGTCTGCTTGCTCATGTCCCAGCCTCCTTACTGTAGGGTCACTACAAATTCCAGGTTCACCATGGACCCCAGGATCTTCACGTCTCCGGAAAGGTACACGTTGCGCTTGAACGGATTAGACCGCACGGTGGCGTCGTCCCAGCTCTCCGCCTCAGACTTGCCGGAGCCGACCCACGCAGACCGCTGCGCCGCCACGTCAATGCTGGCGCGGTTGGCGTGCTCCGGGTCCAGGATGTCCTGCTGCGCCAGCTGCAAAAAATAGTAGTTGATGGCGGAGATCAGCAGCATCTGGTTGTTGAGACTGTTGCGGTAGTTGCCAAGATACTCATCCCGGAACGCCTTGGTGATGTCGTCCCGCATCATGTCCATGGCTTCCACCGTCTCGACGTACTTCATGTCCTCCGTCAGGGTGGAGCCATTGGTGGTGGTCAGAGAGTTGACGTCTACGCCCACGTGGACCTCAAGATCGTCGTTGACCAGCAAAAACTGCCCGTTGCCCACGGCGGCGTCCGGGTCCTCCGGCACCGTCACCTCCTTGAGGTTGGCGCACAGGTAGTTGGTGGCGCCCCGGCTCACGTTGCAGGCAGCCAGCAGACCCACCAGCGACGGGGTGTACTTCTCGCCGGTCACCTCGCCCCGGCTGTCCGCAAAGGTCACCTTGTCGTTGTACAGGTTGACCACGTGCATGCAGTCCGGCGCCGCCGCCTTGAAAACCACTGCCTTCCAGCTCTTGGCTTCCTTCTCCCGTGCCTTGATCCAGCTCACCAGAGCCGTCCAGTCGGCGCTGGTGCCGCCTGCCACGGTGATCCACCCGGTCTTCTCGTGGGCGGTCACCAGTGCCAGCGCATCCGCCAGCGTCCCGTCCGCGCCCACCTTGGCCACGCCGCAGCGCAGCGGGCCGAAGGTCATGCAGTCCGTGATATACTGCTTGTTCGCCGCCGTGTACGGCGCGTTTTCCAGCTCCGTGATGTCCGTGTAGGTGGCGTATCCGTTGCCGCCTGCGGTAGCATCCCGCACGATCAGCACCGCCACGCCCCGCTCAGACCGCTGAATGAAGCTGGTTGCCAGCTGCTTGAATGTAATATTGATTTTCGGCAGAGTTACAGCCATCAGATGTTTCCCTCCTCGTTGTAAATCAGATTTTCCATAGGTTCTCCCTCCTGCTCCGGGATGTCCTCGCTCCAGCGCAGGTCAATGGTGGCCACCAGCACGCCGTCCGTTACCGTGAAGCTGACCCCCTCGTCAATGCCCAGATAGGTGTCTCCCACGGTAATGCCGTCCAGAAATGCCGCTCCCACCGCCTGCCGCACCGCCAGATTCTCCATCTTCGGGCGGTAGCGGTCAGCGGCGAAAAAATAGAGTCGGAAGGTGGCTGTTTTCTCCTGTCCGGAATGCAATAGCCGGGCCTGTGTGCCAGGCTCCAGCTCCACCTTGGCGCTGGGGCGCACGATGGGGGAGGGGACATCCTCCGCCACCAGCTCCGGCAGGATCTCCGCGGCGTTTCCCGCCGCTTTCAGCGCCTGCCGGTAGAGATCGCACACCGCCCGGTTTAAGTCCTTCAGGTCGATCATAGCTCTTTTACCACCTCGTCCAGCATCTCGTCGATGTCTGCCAGAAATTCCGGCTGAAAGTCCTTGCCGGCCACCTCAAAAATGTGCATCCCCGGCACAAAGCCCAGCTCCCGCCCGTCGTGGGATACCATCCGGTGTCCGTCCTCGATCAGGTGGGCGTGGGGGGCGGTGGAGTAGACGCGCACCGCCTGTGCGCCGTCGTACTCGTACACCTTGCCCCGCTTGATGCTCTTCTTGTAGTTCCCGGTCCGGACCTTCACCCGCCGGGCCTCCTGCTTCGTCCGGCGCAGCAGTTTGCTGCCCTCTTTCCGCATAAATTTCTTCTGCGTCTTGGGGGCGTCTCTGGCCGCCTGTGCCAGTTCCCGGGCGTATGCGTCCAGCTCCCGGGTGTCAAAAACTGCGGATGCCATCTTCCACCACCAGCCTTAAAAAGACCTCCATCCAGCCGCCCCGGTTATAAATGGGGTACCCGTACTGCACATCGTAGTACTGCCCCCGATAAAGGATCCGCGTGTCCGGCGACAGGATGGGCAGGGAGGTCCGGCGAATGGTCATCTTATGGGTTACCACCGCCCGCTCCATGTCGCCCTCCAGCGTATCCCGGCGGCCGCTCATGGGAACGATCTTTGCCCAGAGCTTCCTGGGCGGGTCGTAGGAGCCGTAGCTGTACGTGGTCTCGCCCAGATCATTGGTCTCCTTCTTCCGCTCCAGCAGCTCCACCCGGCACCGCAGGTCTCCCGCATTGATCGCCATAGGCCCCTCCTTATGCGCCGGTGCCTGCGGTGTCCGAATCGGACACCACAGGCTCGGTCAGCTTCAGTTGGTTCATGATCCGGCGGAACGCGGGGTTATCGGCCACGATGGTACCGGCAAATACTGTCTCGCGCTGGTCGTAGGCATCAAGCACCAGATAGTTGACAGCCAGGTCGTACTGGGCACGCCTGGGCGTCCCCTCCTTCGGCTCGCTGACACCGGCCTGCTCCATGTAGGCAACAGCGGCGGCATACAGCGATTCCAGCAGAACCGCCTCTCCGGCGTCCAGTTCATCGATCCGGCAGTACGCCAGCAGCGCCGTCTTGCGCGCGTCCGTCAGCACCATGATTACTCCTCCTTGTTTTCCTCCGGCTCCCGGATAAAGAGGCGATCCACCCAGCCGGTGCGCTCCCCGGTGTGCACCAGAGCCCAGCCGGGCACCTCGGCGCCGTGGGGCAGCTCCAGAACCGTCAGCAGCGTGCCGTATTCCAGCAGCTCCGCAACGGGATAGCTGCGTCCGGGGCCGATTCGAAGGTTCAGGCCGCCTTCCGCATTGACTTCCACGATGTCCCCGGAGATTCCGGACGATGCCGGATCCTCCAGGTCAATACCCGGTCGGATGGTCTGGGGCTGCTCCTGAGTCTCCTGAGCGGTCTGCATAGGCTCCTGGTCCGTCTGAGCAGCCTGGGGCGGCTTCGTTTTCTTCTTACCTGCCATCATGACACCTCACGATCAGCCGGCGGCCTGCACGGCCGCAGTATCGATGTAGCCGTTGACAAAGGCATCCTCGTCCCACTTGGTGCAGTCATCCCGCAGGGAGCCGCGCCACAGGATCAGGTCCTGCTCAAAGGCGTTCAGGGTGCCCACGCTGGCCGTGTCGCTGAGCTTCACGGAGAAGGAGCGGCGGTCCCAGTACACAACGCCCTCGTTCAGGTCGCCGATGACCATGGGGACCTTGGTGCCGGTGGTGGGGACCGTATCGTTGTCATAGGTCTTGACGGGCAGGACATGAGGGCCGACGCACAGCTGCAGCTGCTTGGGTTCGGCGGGATTGGGCGTCAGCAGATAGCGGCCGTTCTGGTCCTTCAGGGTGCCCAGCCAGAGCAGGCCGTCATCGTTGGTAATGAGCTTGCTGGTAGCCCGGAACTCGGAGCCCAGGCCCACCCAGGCCTTCAGGATGCCGTCCAGGTCCTTCAGGTCCGTGGCTGCCTTGGCGTTGATAACCGCCAGGATCTCTTTGTTGGCAGTCACGCGTGCCTCGTCGCCCAGCCACTCCTGGGCCAGCGTCGCGATGTCGGCGTCGCTGTCCTCATACAGCTCGGCGGTCACAGGCAGATAACCGCCCCGCTTCTCGATCTCATAGCTCAGGGTCTCGAACTGAGGCGTAGCCACCTTGCCGTACTTGGCTGCCTCGGCCACGGTGGCAAAGCCGGTGTGCTGGCTGCGCTTCTTGAAGGTGCGGCGGCCGCTCTTGTTGTTCACCTTGACGACGCGGACCTCGCCCAGCAGGCTCTCCTTGCTGTCGCGGCGATCAATGATTGCGGTCACAATGTCCTCCGGCACGGCATAGCCGCCGTCAGCGTTCACGCCTTCCTGCATCATGTCGCCTGCGGCCTTCTGGGTGGGGAACCCAGCCCGGGCAGCCGCCGCGAAGGCCTTCACAGCCTTCTGGTAGCCGGTCTCCTCCGCACCGCTGCCCAGGGCGCCGCCCTTCAGGCTGCCCTCGGGGACAGGATCACCGCCGCCGAAGGACTTCTCCTCCTGAGCGATCAACGCATCCACCGCCTCGATCTGGCTGTTCAGCTTCTCCACCTCAGCCATCTTGGCGGTGTAGTCCTCGGTCTGGCCATCCTTCATCAGGATGGCCTTGGCCTCATCCAGCAGGCCCTTGCGGGTGTTCATCAGGTCGTACTTCATCTGCTTCAGGTTCATGGTCTTCTTACCTCCAAATCAAAATCGTTTTTCTTCCAGCGCGATCAGCGCCAGGGCTTTCTGTACTTCAGGGTCATCCTTGGGCGCAGGCGGCTGGGGCTTGTTGTCCTCACCGCCGTATTTTTTTACAACGCCAGCCTGACGCTGGGCGGGCACCGCCACAAAGGACAGCTCATACGCGTCCTCTGGCTGGCTCAACTCCACCACGCACTGCTTGCCGTCATACTCACGCCCGCGCCGGTGTTCGCAAAAAACCTTTGTCTTGTCGGCGCCGCAGATAGAACAGGTAGCCTTGCCCATGGCACAGCCAACGGACACCTCCCGCAGGATGCCGCCCTCGACGGCTGCAATGGTCGCTGCCGTCTGGTCGTTCCGCAGCATATAGGCGAACAGCACCAGCACCGTCGTGCCGCTCATTTTCTCCACCGCCGCGTCATAGATGCGGGCGGTCTGCATGGAGCTGCTCCACATATGGTCTGCGATGACGGTCTTGCCGACAAACAGCTTGGCGAGGCCATCCAGGGCATCCGCCGTGAACCGCTCGAAGTCCCGGTCCACCTGATCGTCTGCCGCGCGGATACGGAAGGCGAAAACATCCTCCGCCTTCAGCTCCACCAGCGCCTGGGCGTTGATCTTCGCCATGTCCGGCGAAAAAGACGCCGCCTTCTCTACAAGGGCAAATTTCTTCAGATCATCCATTGTTGTTTCCTCCAGTTCCTGCTTTTGCCCGGCTCAGTTCCGACCATACCGAAAGCGGAACGTAATTCAGGCTTGCGTATCGTTCGTCGCCGCCGGGTACCGGGGGCATATCCTCCAGGGCCAAAATGTCGTTGACACTGAACACACCGGCCTCCCGCATGGCCCGGTACCACTCCTTCCGGCTGGCCGTATCGCCCCGGAGCTCCGCCATCATGTTCCGCTGGAGCCATAGGCCCCGCTTCCGCTCTGAGACGGTCAGCAGCTTTCTGGAATCCTCTTCCTCATACTGCGTCACAGCCGGCTGCAGCGTATACTTCACGAAGTCCAGGCTGTTCATCTCGTTACTGGCGTAGCTCTCCTTGCCGGAATACAGGAGGTTCAGGGGCACACCGGTGAAACGGGCGATGTCCGCCACCGTCACGTTCTTGCTCTGCACAAACTGGGCGTCGGTATTGCTCATGCTCAGAGCCTTGAACTTCAGACTGTTGTCCAGGACTGCCACCCGGAAAGCGTTGCCGGGCCCGCTGTGCACGCGCTCCCACTCCCGCCGGATGGTATCCTTGTAACTGATTTTCCGACCGTCTCCAAGGTCAATGTCCGGCTTGCGGCTCAGATCCGAGTCCGTCTCCAGCACACCGGCAGGGTGTCCGCCGTTGACGTAGACAGACTCCTCGTACGCATCCATAACAGCGGATACGTTCAGCACCCGTGCCGCATAGGTCAGAAGGCTCACGCTGTCCACGCCGTTGGTGGTAAAGCCCTTGTAGTGCAGGATGTCCGAGGGGTCCAGCTTATACAGCTGCCCGCTTTTGGGGTCCTGTGCGATGTACCAGAGCTTTCCGGAGCCGGGCTCGATGTACGGGCTGCAGCTTCCGGGCGGCAGGGGGATCAGCTCCACAGGCCAGCCGCTTCTGGCATCCCGGTAGATCCAAACGTAGCTCTTGCCCAGCACGATCCGCTGATACTCCACCAGCTTCTTGTACACAAAGGGCGTCATCGCCTCGTTGGGCCGCTCCCAGAGAACAGGCCCCAGATAGTGGTCGTCCATGTCCTGCTTGCTTACCAGGTTCTTGACCTTTACCGGCAGCTTGCCGATGGAGTCGGAGCGGATATCCACCGCCCGGTAGAACGCGGAGATCTTCAGAGCCTCATCCGGCGTGGGAGGGCTGTCCCGGCTCCCGCGGCTCTCGCCGAATACCGTCCGCCAGGTCAGCACGCCCTGGTCCTCAAGGCTCGCGCCTTTCCTGGCAAACCGCTTGTAAGAGATCAAGCGTCCTCACCGTCCTTTCCGGCCCGCTCCGCCAGCCAGCTGGCAGCCAGGCAGAAACCGCCCGCCGTCACCATGCCCGCCCCCGGGCAGGCCCACAGGGCCACGCCAACGGACACCAGAGCCGCGCCCAGGAAAAACAGCACATCCACCGCCTGGGGGCGCCGCCATTTTCGTTTCTCTTTCATAAATCCTCCCGTACTCACATAGAGAATTTTCCGCTTTCAATCACGTCCGCAAGATCCTCCGGCTGATTCCTGACGATCATCCACACCGCCACTACGATGATAGAAGCCACCGTGGGGTCGATGCGTCCGATGGATCTGTGCTTCTGGGGCCTGATGTTTCCGTTGCAGTCCTCATAGCACCGCACATTCCCAAAGGTCCAGCGGAAGCAGGTGTTGTGAACGTGGAGCAGCTGATGGTTAGCCATCAGCGTGTCTGTCTCCTTCATGGCCGGGCTCATGTTTTTCAGATCCTGCGGGATCTCGATAACATTCACGTGCGGTGTCAGCCGCTGGGTGATGGTCCGGCTCAGATAGGGGTCAAAGCCTACCTGTTTCAGGTCGTAGATCTCTGCCGCCTCCTTGATGGTGTTTTCCACATCGTCGTAGTCGATGGTATCTCCATCGCAGAGCCGCAGGAAGCCGGCACGGGCCCAGTCCCGGTATGGGACGTGATCCCGTTTCTCCGCTTCCAGGACTGTACCGCCCGGGCGCCAGATGGTGGGCAGCAGCACCGCCGCGTCAAGCCCTGGCTGAGGCGGGAACAGCAGAACAAACGCCGTCATATCCCGGCTGGTGGAGAGGTCGACACCGCCGTAGCAGATTTTCCCGCGGAGCTGTTGTAGGAACTCCTCCCGCTCCGCCTTCTTGCTGGGTCCCCACTGGCACTTGTCGTACAGCGTCAGGGATATCCAGCTCACCGACTTGGTGGAGATCCACTGGTTCAGACGGAGCCAGCGGAACAGCTTCTCATCCGCTTCCTTCAGCTTGGCGCTCCGGGCTTCCAGCCGGAGCGTCCGAAGCTTCAGATGCTTGCCAAGAGACGGGTTGCACAAATACCACAGGTTCTCGTCCCAGATGTCGATCTTATCCAGGTCATCCGGATCGTCGCCGAATATGGCGGTCAGGCCGTAGAGCACCGGCATCCAGTTGGGCATATCCTGCTCCAGCAGGTCTTCTTCCGCCGCTGCCAGGTCCTCGTCCTCCACATGGCGGAGGGAGAGCACCTGGCGGACGTTGCCGCCCTCTTCCCGGATGCGACGGAGCTGCCGGGCATCCCGGATGGCCACGGCCTGCTGGTGGATCTCCCAACCGATGGATTTGCGGTCAGGGTCGTCGCCGGCCGTGGTCAGCACGATCCATACCGGCTGCTTCCGGCCGGAGCCTGCGCCGAAGGTCATAACGTCCCACAGCTCCCGGTTTGGCTGCGCATGCAGCTCGTCGAAGATCACACAGCTTGGCTTGTAGCCGTGCTTGGAAAAAGCCTCGCTGGACAGGACGATCATTTTGCCGACGGTGATCCACTTGTATCCGCCGTTGCCGGTCCGCACCCGCTGTCGGTATTCGACCGTCCGCTGAGACTCTTTGATTTTCAGCTCGCCCCTGGCCAGCATCTTGGCGGTCCACGGAGCCGTCCGGAGCATATATACCGCCGCGCTGAACACAATGCCGGCGTTGTCCTTGTCGGCCGCGCAGATGTATACCTCAGCGTTCAGCTCACCGTCAGCAAACAAATGGTAGATACCCAGAGCGGCCGCCAGCTCGCTCTTTCCGTTTTTCTTGGGGATCTCCAGATACAGGTACCAATACTTCCGCAGCCGCTCCCCGGTATCCTCATCGGTTTCCATGGAGCCGTAGAAATCCATGATGGCGGAGCGCTGCCACTCGTACAGGGAAAACGGCTTACCGGTGTCCGTGGTGGGCAGGCGCTCCACAAAGTCGCAGACAAAGCGCCCCGCTGCCTCGTCGAAGTAATCACAGGATCGTGCGGACATTGTCAGTATCCCATGGCGGCCGACTGTCTGGCCCGCAGCGTCCTGGTGAATTCGTCCGCGTCATCCTCCGGAGCGGCTCCGGCCGCATTGACCACCGCCGTAGGCACCACGATCCTGCACCGGCTGGTAACGGACAGCCCCATGGACTCCGCACACTGACGGGCCTGCTTGAAATAGGAGGACTGGATGCCGGACCATTCCTTGGCCAGCTTCTCGTCCTTATCCCGGATGGCCTTGGCGGCCAGCTTGTCGGCGTGGAGCCAGCGCTCCCGGCAGACAAAGTATTGAGCCAGGACATCCCGGTCAAGCTCTGCATAGAGTCCGGCAGTCCGCAGGATCTCGCCGATCTCGCAGAACTCATTGTGATGCTTCTTGGGCAGCCACTTGGGCGGCACCGCTTTATCAGGGGGAGGTACGTGGACCTCCTGATCCCGGCGCGCATCCTCCTCCGCCTGGGTCATATGTTTCAGACCCTTGGCTTTCACGATGTCGGTTGGCTGACGTTTACCTGGCATGAGTGCCGCCTCCTTCCCATGGTTTCGGTACCGGATGGACAAAGCCCGCAGGCTTCTCGCCCGCATACCCACAGTGTCGTGGATCGTTCAGGCAGGCCTTCTCGCAGGTCTCATACTCCATGCATGACTGGCAGCAGATGCCACGCCCGGTCTCGCAATATTTCTCGCTGCCTTTCAACAGGCACTGCATCCGCTCACCTCCTCGATGTGCTCCGAAGATCTGCCGGATGCCGGCGGCGACCGCCGGCGCCCGGAGGAAAGAAAGGCGCGGGCGGGTCGGCACTCCCACCCGGCACATCTCCGGAACCGGCCGCCCAGGGCGTCTACGTCAATACCCCGCGTAGGTACGCAGGCCTTCGACGCCGCCAGGCGGCCTGTGTCCAATTCGGACACGCTTATCATGCGGGTCTCTTCCGGGAGACCGCCCGGTTGAGCAGCCGGTCCAGTCCCGCTGCATCTCCGCAGCACCCGAACCAATCCCGCTGCACCCCCGCAGCGTCCAGGTCAGCCCCGCTGCATCCCCGCAGCGCCCAGGTCAGCCCCGCTGCATCCCTGCAACACCCGGGTCAGCCCCGCAGCACCCCCGCAGCGTCCGGACCAGCCCCGCTGCGCCCCCGAAGCACCCAGGCCGATCCCGATGCATCCCCGCAGCACCCTCTTCCGCATTTCCCCGTGGGGAAAATTTTCCGCGTGAAGGGGGGCATGCGGTCAACCGAGGCCGGGTCAAAACTTTTTTGACCCCGGGGGAGGGTGCAAGGATCCCCGCACGACGCGCCACGCATCGCACGCCAGCGCCCAAGGCTGGCACCGTTTTGTGCCTCAGCGTCGTTTCTTTTCCGTGCGGTTTTGCCACAATTCCCGCGCCGTTTTACGACTGTGGCAGCTGTGGCAAAGGCTCTCCAGGTTGGACGGATCACAGAACACATCCCAGTCACCCTTGTGGTCCACGATGTGGTCCACGTCGGTGGCCCTGGTTCGGATGCCTCGCTTGGAACACTCCCGGCAGAAGGGCTCCCGCAGGAGCTGTTCTGGCCGGAGTTCACGCAGCCACTTGTCTGTCCGATACATCCAGCGCCAGGACTTGGTCTCCTCGCTGCGGTCGTCGGTGCGCTTCGGCTGGTGTGCACCGCAGTAGCCGTCCCGCACCAGGGCACTGCATCCCGGATGCCGGCAAGGCCGGAGAGGCTTCATGGCCATGGGCTATCACCTCCACGCCAAAACGCAAAAAACTCCGGAACCAGCATCCACCCGTTCTCGGGTTGGTTACTGGCTCCGGAGTTCAACTCTCTGGCCTTGATCGATATCCAGGATGATCGTGCTCTTGCAGTCCCTGCAGAAGACCTCCAGGTTCCTGGCCTGTGTCTCCGGCAGCACGCGCATCAGTCGGTGATTCCGCTTGCAGAACGGGCATGAGATCCATCCGTTCTTTACTGATAGTCTATCAGAGTTTTGCACGCTTTTCAATACTTTTCCCTCCGATTCTCCGGGCTGTCCGTAAATATTCATAAGGTTTCAAGAATAAGAAATCAATTATTTAAAATAAAAGCGCTATTTTTCCGGGTCCAGATAGCGGGTGTAAGAGAACACGCCCCACTCCCCAAGATTGGGCTGGCCCAGGATAGGCAGCCGCACGGCTCCGGAAGGCGGGCGGATCTCCCCGGTGCGGCTGCACCAGACCTCCGGAGGCGGTATCATGCGGCTGAGTTTCCGGGAGCATCCCCACGGATGCCGCCCAACCTCGGTGGCCTCCTTGGTGAAATATCGGGCCAGATTCCAGTAGCCCTTCTCCGCCAGAACCCGCTTGCGGTCCCACGGCTCGTCGTCCACTTCGCCCCAGTCCCATAGGTACCGCACCACCGTCGGTGGGAAGTCGCTGTCCCGCAGGAAAGCGTGGATGTGGTAGCGGTGATCTCCGTGAAGGCCCTCGATGCGGTAGACGTAGAAGTCCGGGCTGCCGCCCCTGCCCATGCGCCGATTCCAGCGGGCCAGCCGCTTGAGGAAGGCATCCCACACAGCCTGAACGCCGTCCAGATTGGCGGGCAGGTGCTCCGGGGCGAAGGTCAGTGTGTAGAAAACGCCGTCATAGCCGAACAGGGCCAGGCGCAGTTCCAGCTTATCAACGCTGGTGCGGCACATAGCCGGTCCGGCCCGCTTGCGGATGAGGCCCTTGCTGTCCTTGCTGCGGCGGACGAAGCAGGCTCTGTCCGTAGAGAAGGCCTTCACAAAAGGCCCCGCCCGCTGGCGGACGCATACAAATGGGTCAGCCATACCTTACCTCCCGTATTTGATTTTTTTCACGTGCGGGTAACGATCCGGGAAACGGATCAGGGTCATGCGATCCCGGATGATCTCCGCCAGAACCCGGTCCATGTGCTCCTGGCACACGTCCGCAGCCGGGTCCTTGCAGTTCAACGCCGGTTTGTACTCACGCTGGGTATCGACCCAGTCGTGCGTCAGGCGCATGACCCGATCGAATCCCCACCCGTCCTTCTGGTGGATCGTAATTTGCAGAGTATCTGTGGCGAATTGCAGTGCCATGGCGGCACCGGCATTAAACGCCGCCTCAAGTTCCGCATCCCGCCGCTGCAAATAGGCGGATCGTTTAGCCATCCCCGCCGTCCTTTCTCTCGCCGTCCATCATCGCGCCGCAATCCTCGCAGTATTTTTTAGTAGGCTTATCCCAACTGCCCTCAGTGGTGATGACAAAGCCGCACGCAGAGCAACACCACTCGTCCCCGCCAAGATGCTCCCACCGCCCACGCACCACCGGGGCCACGTCGGCGGCGGACAGGGCCTCAATATACTGCGACGGCTCAAGCCCTTTTGCCCATGCGTGCTTCGCGGCCTCAATCGCTGCATTGCGCTCAATGTATTCAGCCATTAGCCCTCCTTGCTTTCTCCGCCGCCTCGCGGGTCAGAAATACGGTCTTGCCAATATCGGCCTGCTCGAAAGATATTTGATCGGACAGCGTCGTGTAAAATATGTTTATCTCTCCGTTGCTTCCCATACCGACAAGCGCTTCGCACAGCGAGTCCTCAACAATTTCTCCATCCTCGATGATATACAGCATACTTCCGATGCTCTGCGTGAGGACTGGCCGCACAGGCAGCACCACCAGCCGACCGGCCTTGTCGGCCTCCATCAGCTCAACAATGCGCTTGAATGGCACACCCTTACTGATGGCCTCATCCTCAAAGGTCTTGTAATTGGCGCACATCGCAGGTTCCAGCCCCGTGTCCTCATATTGCATGAGCCTGCCACGCAGTTCTGCGTATGACCATGCTGCTGTATAGAGCAGGGCAAGCAGGCCTGTCGGCTCATCAGGACCGTCCAGCAAAAGTTCACCCATCGCATAGTCTACGCCATCATCATCCATTGGAAAGTCCAAGTCCGGCAGTAAAATCTTTGCGGCTTTGCGGATAAAATCGTAGAGCCGGATGTCCGGGTAATCCGGGCCATCACCTCCGCCCCGCACCCACGTCTCGAAGTCTTTGATGTAAAACAGATTCAGGGCGGCATCAAGGTTGTTATCCGGGCAATTAGTTGTCAGTCTTTTCATTTACCTTTCCTCCTTCGGCGGTTCCGGTCTTTTTAGCTCAAATTGACCATATGGCATAACACACGGCTCCTTAGAATCGCAGTCAGCCATGCCGCTTACGATGCCCTTGCAATGAGCGCAATACTGGCACATCCACGTCTTTCCGTCTTTTCTGATATCCGCAATTATCGAAATAACATAGTTGCGTTCAAGCATCAGTTGTCTATTCTGCCCACGCAACTTCTCAATTTCATGCTGGAGTGCCGCGATGTGGGTGCTCTGGTTGGCGATCCGGTCAGCAGCCTCCCGCATGATCGCGCATCCGGACACGCCGCAGTTGTGCCCACGGCCGCAGCCAATGCAGGCGAGGCTCCCGGTCTCCACCTTCAGCCGGCGGATGGCATTTACGAGGTCTTTATCTTTCAAAACGGCAGTTCTCCTTCCTCATCCTCCGGGATCTCCCGGAAGTCCCCAGACGCAGACAGCGTGTCCGATTCGGACCGCTGCTTGCTGTCCCCGAAATACACATGCTCCGCCACCACCTCGGCGGAGCGCCGACTGTTGCCGTCCTTGTCCTTCCAGTCCCGGAGCTGCAGGCGGCCCTCCACCACGGCCATGCGGCCCTTGGTGAAGTATTTGCTCACAAATTCGGCGGTGTTGCGCCAGGCCACGATGTCGATGAAGTCCGTTTCCTTTTCGCCGCCCTGGGATTTAAAATCCCGGTCCACGGCCAGAGAGAAGGACGCCACGGCGGTGCCGTTTCCGGTGTGCCGCATCTCCGGGTCACGGGTCAGACGGCCCATGAGTACGATATGATTCAGCATTTATCCAACCTCCAAATCCAACGTAGATGTCGTTGTGTCCTCGCCCAGCATCACCCGCACGTTGAGGCACAGGGACCGCACAGCGGTTCCATTGACGGTGAGGACGATACCAGGGTACCGATCCGCCAGATCCAGCAGCACACGGCCCAGGTCGGCCACGCTGGTCTGTTTCTGTGCAGACAAAAGCGAATGACTGCCGCGCCCGGCAGTCTCCGGGGCCGGTTCCGGCTCCGGCGTTTCGACCTCCGGCGGCATGGGGGGCTGAGCCTTGCAGCGCTTTGGCTTTGCTTTTTGTTCCATTTTCTGCATGTCTCCACCTCTTGGCCGCTTCATGCCGTTTTTGCGCCGCCAAGCCGCAAACGCATATACGCCGATGCCCAACATCTCCGCGATATCAAGGTCAGACTTGCCCTCCGCAAACAGCTCCCGAGCCCGGATCTCGTCAAAGAGAATGTCATGGGCGCGCAAAGGCCGCTGATTGACAGATGGGAAATCCGGCACGTTGCAGCCCAGATCCCGGAGCTTTGCGGCCATTGCCGCCGGTGTGGTGACATTCAGATCCGCCAGGACCTTGACCTGGGCTTTTTGATCTTTCGCAGTGTTGTAGCTGACGCGGATTTCATCATCACTCATCGAAAACGTCATCGTTTATCCCTCTCCCTTGACTCGCAGATCTTAGCCATCCGGCTTTTGGTAGCCTTCAGGTCTGCTTTCTCACGTTTTTCTGCCTTCATTGCCTCGCTCCACTCCGCCAAGGCCTCCTGATACGCGGCCCAGTCCGGGCACACCACTGAGTCGTGGCAGTTTGGGATGGCGGAGCGCTTGGGGCAGTTCCTCCCGCATGGCGGCTTCGGATTCATCGCAGCATCACCGCCAGCAGGATCACGGCAGCCACGGCGGCCGCCAGAGTCAGCACCGGGAGGACCCGGCTGCGGCGCTTCCCGCGCCCTGTGTATCTCATGTGTCCGCTCCTTTCTCTACCGCCGGGACAGGCGGCAGCCGCATCCACCAAACCACGGGAATCTGGGGCACGGTGCCTGTGCGCATCTCCCAACGGCTCCCCGTCCAGCGGAAAAATTGAGGGACCAGTTTTCCATCCAGATCGATATATACCGCGAACTCGCCCGGCTCCGCCGGGGTGGTGCTGCCGGGCATCCATCCGGAGATCATCAGCTGGCACTCCGGCAGCGTCGGAGGGGTCAACTCCTCCGTCAGGCCCACAATGTAGTCGGCAGAGCAGTGCAGAGCCTTGGCCGTCTTATCAACGTTGTAGATATTCTCCGGCTCCAGCTCGTTGACCCAAACGCGTTTGCCCTGAAAATCCCCGGAGGCAAACTTCCGCAGTTTGCCCACCGTGTAGCTACCGCCGTATCTGGACCAGATGGCGGTCGCAGTGTCCGGCAGTTCGGCAGCGTCCGCCGCTCTGGCCAGACGGGCCGCTCTGGCCTGGATCTCCCGCTCAAGTTTCCGCTGATGTTTTTCAGTAGCCTTCTCCGCGTCCGCCTTCTTTGCGTCAAGTTTTTCCTTGCGCTTGGCCTTGGCCTTGGCACAAGCCTTGTCGCAGGCGTAACACTCAGCCGTAGCCTGGCGGCAATCCAGACAGCACGTCTTACCGCCGCAGACCTCATAAACAAGGGCATCCGCGTCATGCCTGAGGAAAACGTCTCCATGCTTGCACTCCTTGCCGTCCGGACAGGTCAGGCAAGGATCCCAGCGGTAACCGTCCTCTTTGTAGAGCTTCAACAACCGCTCCAATGTGGGGCCGTTGGGAAGTTTGGGGAACGCCTTGGAGATCCGCATCTGCATATCTGCCGGGAACTGAGCCAGCGCATAGGCCGCCTGCTCCGGCATCTTCCCGCCGTCCCACGCAGGACGAAGGTTAGACAGCAGATGCTCCCGGATCACCTTGATCCGGGCCAGCTTGGAGCCGTGGGTGTTGCAGGCCGCTGCCACCACGTCCCGCATCCGGCCCTCCGGGAACTCAAAACCGTCCTCCTTCAGCTGATACAGTAGCGCCTCCACACGCTCCGCCTGTTCGCCAATCTCCGCGCTGGTGAGCTTGCGGGTGGAGCTGTTGGCGAAGATCAGTCGAAGTTCCTGAAGCGCCGGGGAGACATCGTCCGTCTCCCGGATGCAGGGCACCCGGCGGAACTGATCCAGTCCATTATCCACCAGCTGAGCTAAGGCAGCCCGGCGCCGGTGGCCGCTGACGATGGTAAACCGTCCGCCCTCACCGGCCCGCACCCGGATAGGCTGCTGCAAGCCGCACATCTGGATATTGTCCGCCAGCTCGTCAATGTCCGTCAGCTGGTAGAAATTCCGCTCGTCGCCGTCCAGAAGGCCGATGTCGATGTACTCAATTTGCTCCGGGCCTGTGTGGTCCGATTCGGACACCGGCTTCAGCGTGGCGGCGAATTTGGAAATATCAAAATTCTTCCCGGCCATATTACCCCTGCACCTCCTCCATCAGCTCCGACGCCAGCGCCCGGTAATCCTGACAGGCACTGCTGCCGGGGCTGTACTGCCGCAGTGGCAGCAGCGTCACCGTGCTCTCCGGGACCTTGTCCGTCCGCCGGATCTTGGCCCGGCACACCTCTACCCGCATACCCTCCAGCACCTTTTCCGCCTCCGTCACAATGTCGGACCGGCGCACCTGCGTCAGCAGTGCCCGAACCCAAAGCCCGGGGCGGGTGCTGGTCAGTTTTTTGGCCTGCTGGGCCACGGCCAGCACGCCGTCGATGGAAAACTTGTCCGCCGTGTACGGGATCAAAACCTCGTCAACGGACAGCAGCGCCGCCACGCTGGCCAGCGTATAGCCCGGGGGGCAGTCGAAGATCATCCAGTCCACGTCGCCGTCCTCCCGGGCGGCGGACACAAAACCGATCATTCGCTCCGGCGCGCCCACGCCGTCCTTGATGGCGCTGAGATCCAGATCGTACAGGCCGGAGCTGCTGGGCAAAAGTTCCAAGCGCTCTCCCAGAGGGATGAGGTTGTCGCTCCATACCTGCTCGCAGTCCCCGGTCAGCACGTCAGCCGTGGTAACGGCGTCCATGTCTTCCCCCGGCAGGAAAAAGCCGGTCAGGTTGGCCTGGCCGTCGCAGTCCACCAGCACGACCCGCTGCTTGTAGTCGTTGGCTAAAATATCAGCCAGATTGATGGCGGTGACGGTTTTGCCGACACCGCCCTTGTTGTTCATGATCGCGATAGCTCGCATTATGGTGCCTTCCTTTCTTCCGCCGTCAGGCGGTCCGCAAAATAGTAGCTCTCTCGAAAGTGCTCACCTGTGACCGGGCTTTTAAACTCCAGCGTATAAAAGCGGCCTTCCGGGTGGATGTACACGACCTTGCCATCCCGGAGCGGAGCCTTATGGCTGCCGTAACTCGTGTCAAAAGTGGGTGCCGCCACCTGCCTGTCTCCACGTCTCACGCCTTGGGTGTCTCCTTCGGGGCCTCGTCAAATGGTGTACGCTCTCCGTCCGGCATCTGCTGCCAGTCACTTCCATCGCCCCAGAAACTGACCTGCCGGGGCTTCTGCCGCACTTTCTTCACTGGCATCGGTTCTGGCCGGGGCTCAATGCGGGTAAAGGTCTGATGCTCGCCGTCGAACCGGCAGCGGACCTTGTCCAACGCCTCGCCGTTCCGGTTCTTTGCCACCTGAATGATGCGGGGTGCATCCTTTAGGTCGTAGTCCTCCCGCCACATCAGCAGGATGATGTCTGCATCCTGCTCAATCTGACCGGAGGAGCGCAGGTCGCCCATGGTGGGCGGCGGCGTAATGCTCCGCACCTGGTCCTTGCCGCTCTGGTCCTTGTACTTGACCTTCACTTTGTCCGGCCGGGAGAGCTGGGACAGGGAGATCACCGCCGTATTGGTACGGACAGCGAACTTCTGCAGTTCTCTGGAAACTGACGTTACCCGTTCAAAATCCTTCATGAGGACACCGTGAGGCGGTTCCACCTGCTGGAGGTAATCCACGAAAATCACGTCGAAGTGCTGGGCCTGACTGTATGCCACGATGTCAAGGGCAGTCATGCCAACGGCGTCAATAAGGGTCACTTTTGTTCCAGACAGCTTGTCCTTCAAGGCGATAATGGTCTTGAAATCCTCCTCAGTTAGCTTGTTGTCGTTGATGTCGGAGCTGCTGATCAGCGTCTCTCTGGCCACATGACGGTCATACAGGCGTGAACTCTTGGACTCGAAGGAAAAATAACCCACGTTATGCTTCCTGCCGAAGCGGGCTGCGCACTGGAGCGCCAGGGCCGTCTTACCGTCACCTGGATAAGCACCGATGATGACGATATTCCCAAGTTCCGTCTTGAGGACCTCGTTGAGCTGAAGGATAGCCCAGTCCAGATGCTCCACCGCCGTCTCGCCGCTGTGCCGGTCGAAAAACTCTTCATAGCCCTTGGCGAAGGTCAGCGCGTGGATACCCGGGCGACCAACCTGAAGCTGCATGGCCCTGTCAAGAATAGACCGGGCCTCGTTCATATCTGCGGCATCCTGGAGAGCTGCGCCAAGTTCCTGAAGCTGGTATAGTGCGGACTTTTCCTTCAGCATCTGCACATAACCGTCCACATTGGCAGCGGTTGGCGTATAGTCCATGATACCGGTCAACAGTTTCGACCAACCATCTCCCAACTTGCCGCCCAATTTCTCGCGGACGGCAATGGCATCCGTTGGCAAGCCCTCTCGGAACAGTGCCCTGATGGTCCTGAAGATGGAGCGGTATTGCTGTGTGACGAAGTCCCTCTCGCTGACCCTGCTGAGAACAAAGCCCACGCACTCCTCGTCGATGAGCATAGAGCCCAGCACGCCAACCTGTGCGTTCATCAAGTCCTGTGTCAGAACAGCGACTGTCTTGGCCTCGCTCATAAGTACCTGCCCCTTCTCGCGTCATCCAACGGGACCTCCGGTCGGTCAAGCGTAGCTTCATACATGGGGCCGGGGTCGTCCTCCCAGCAGCGGCCATTGAGCCACGTTGCTGGGTGGGGGATGTATCGCCCATCGTCCCGCATCCACTGGTCGGACTGCTTCTGAGTGTTCAGGGCCTCCGACATCTTCCGGCACAAGTCCATGTCTGGCGATAACTTGGCCCACGCCCTTCTGGCCCGGTCTTTGTACTGCTTACGTGGATACGCCGCCCAAAAGCGTTCAAACAGGTCCACGCATCCCGCCCCCTGGGGGGCTATAGGGGGATCATTACTATAGTCTTTACTTAAATGTTTCTTTACTTGTGGCTGATTTTCCGTCAACGGTTTTACCGTCGACGGTTTTACCGTATACGGTTTTTCAGTACACGGTGGGGCTTCATCCTGCAAAACGTAAGTATTACAGGCAAATTTGCCGTTCTCCTGATGGCCCTGTTCCTTGAGCAAATACCCCGCTTCCTCAAGCTCTTTCAAGCACTTGCGGATGGCATCCCGGCCGATGCGGCAGCGGGCCGCCAGACCACTGATGCTGTACTCCCAGTCATCCGGGAAGGACTGCATGATGACATACAGCCCCAGCGTTTTCAAAGAAAGCCGCTGATCCCGGAGGACTGAATTGAAAACTGTGGTAAATGGCTGTGTATGCTTGACGCGGATCTTGCTTTCCGCCATCCGCTCACCCTCTCTCAATCACATCCACCAGGCGGAAGAGCAAGGACACGATCCTGCTCACGCCCAACACGGTAAAGAACAATTCCCAGCCGCTCATCGGGAGACACCTCCCTCCCGGCTCAAAGTGGGGCTTGCAATCCGTATCGGATGTGGTATAATAATTTTGCTATCGTTCTTGGATGCAAGTCCCTGAACCGAACGCTCTGAGGTTGCAGCCTCGGGGCGTTCTTTTTTTGTCTTCGGCGGCGCGTCCGACGTGTACTTCACCTGAAGTGCCGCGCCCACGATGCCGTCCAGGTCCCGGCATATGGCGTCGAAGTCCGGTCGCTCTTTTTCGTCGATGATGCCGTCCTCCGCGATGCGAAGCAGCTGCCGGTCCCGGTGGCGCTCCGCAAAGTCCAGCACCCGGTTAATCAGCGTGATTGCCGCCGTCGGAAGGCTCTGCACGTTCACCTCCGGTAGTACGCC